AATAGAATCAAGAAACACTGTAGATTATTCTGCACAAATAGCTGTGTTAGAAGAAAAAGTTGCAAAATTATCTGACGAATTAAATGGTGCAACTAATCATGGTCACACTAAAATGTTAGTTAATGAAAAAGAAATAGATTTATTACAAGTACAAATAGAAGAAATCAAGGTAAGCACGAGCAACCCCCTTGCAAACTAATGTCTATAAAACACAGAATAAAATTTAACACAGAAGTTGTTAAAGGTTTATGTCCAGAGTGTCATCAAGATACTGTTCTAGTGTCAGTTGTACCAGAATTTTATAGATGTTCTATGTGTGGTGAAGATCTTAAACAACATGTTAATGGTAAAATTAGTTATATACCGGTTATATCTTTAAGTGACAAAGAAAAACACGACTTAACAACAACAGATGGCTAAACAAAACTTCTCATTATACACACCCCGTGATAAACCACCAAAACGTCCTGGTCGTCACAAAAAATGCAGATCAAAAGGGGAAAAATTACAACAAAAAAATAGGAAAAAAGGTTGACAGTAATCATATAGTATCCTACATTTAATATATGAAAGGAAATAATATGAAAACAATAACGTTAAACGTCAAAGGTATATCACAAGGTCAGTGGTCTACATTTATATTAGAGTTAAATCTAATGAAAAAATCCTGGAAAAGATATGGTGTTGAAGTAGAATTAAAAACACCTAATGTAAATAAAATAATAGCACAAGGAATAAGCAATGGTAAAGACAGTAGTAATTCTGATTCTAATGTTCAACGGAAATTTAGTAAAAGAAACACTACACTTTCATTCTTTGGTTAGTGTAAACGATTGTTTAGTTTATGCTGAAAAGTATATTGAATCCATTACAACACATAGTTGGGATGACCCTAGAGGTTCTGGCCATTATTTAAATGATGGTAGGGGCACGGTACAAGGTTTTATCTGCGAATAGACCTATCCAAAGAGAGAGTGATGGATAGGTTATTGTGGTGAGAACTTTAGGCCTAACACAATTTAGACACATTGTCAAATAGTTGGTTGGGGCACACACATAAATTTAGTGTAAGCTCCTTGTTCATTAACAAATTCTCTGTCAAGCTCTTTAATTAAATCACTGGAATATTGATAGCCATAAACAGTGCATTCATACACATCATTAAATCCGTTATTTCCTATTGGCATTAGTCGACACTCATTTCCTGGAACGGTGCTACAAATATACATAAATAAAAATATTTTTATCATTGACAAAACCTTATTAACATCCTATATAGTCATTATAAATAAATGAAAGGGTCAAATGACTGATATAACAAAGTATAGAAATGTATCATTAACACATGATACTTACAAGATATTGATATCATTGTCTAAGGTACTATTACCTGATGCAAAATTATCAATAAGTAAAACCATAGAATCAATTGCAAATGAGAAAGCAAAAAAATTAAATGGCAAACTTAAATAAACGTAAACACAAAGCAATTTGTAATGATTGTAATGGCAATGGTTATGTCCAGTGTCATTTAGAAGAGGGTCGAGAACACGTCGTGTTACAATGTAATACATGTGATTCGGAAGGGGAAATATATGTGGATGAGTCCGAAGTTATTGAGTCTTATATTGATGCTGATATTGTGGCAGATGATGTTAGCAAGTTGCACTAGAGATTTTGCTCCTAACCCTTATACAAGTATATTAAGACATATGATGAAAGCAAAAAATGAATAGTAATTATCACTTAGATACAGCATATATTGCCGGACTTTTTGATGGCGAAGGCAGTATCACTAATAAAAAATATAAAGAAAAAAAGAAATCAGGTACTTATAATTGTCAACGCATTTCTATGGAAATCTCTATGACAGATAAAAATGTTATAGAACTTGTACATGAGACGTTAATGGTGGGCACCGTTAGGCCTAAGAAGGTCCCAGTAGGTATGAAACCACAATGGCGATGGCGATGTACATTTAGAGATTGTTTACAAGTCTGTAAAAAGTTATGGCCTTATGCTATAGTTAAATTACATAAAATAGAACAAGTGATAGATCACTATGAACCTGATATACAAGGTTTAGATGATAATATAGTAGATTTAAATCACTATAAATTTTGGAATAAGGATAAAAATGTTTGATAAAATAATATATACTATGTTGGAGAGAATTAACCACTACGCAACAGCTATGACTTCATGGTCGTGGCAGAAGTTGTGGTCTAACAAAAAGGATGGCTATGGCTATAGAAACAAGCGGACTAGACGAAGATAAAAAGATAGCGAAGATCTTAAAAAAAATTAATAAAAAACCACAGTTTGGTTTAGGTCAAGTACCTAACTACGGTAGGTCTAGGAAAAATAAAGAGTATGGTGGATTCATTAAAGAATCTACGTATAATAAAATGAAATTTAAACCGACTAATAGAGGGAAAGTAGATCCGGATAAGAAAGGTCCTTATGAAATCTAAGAAGGAAAAATGGGACGGTAAGTCTAGACCGAGTAACGATAAGTACCGTGATAACTGGGTCCATATCTTTGGTAAGTTACAACAAGAACAACGGGACCTGGACGAGAGTTACCAACAATCTAAAAGAAATAAGAAGGAACATAGTGATAAAACATAATAATAAATACAACTACATACAAGGTAAACAGCTCACGGACCCCGGAACAGGGACCAGGGTTTACGAGATAAGTAATTATAGACTTCCGTCTGTGACTACTGTATTAGGAGCCACCAAAAATCAAGATTTTATAAAAAAGTGGAAGGCTAAAGTAGGTGAGCAAGAGGCAGAACGAATCAAAAACCATTCTAGTAATAGGGGGACAGCTATGCACAAGTTCCTCGAACACTATGTACTTGGAACTAACATCGTTGATCTTACAAGGATTGGACAAGAGGCGCGTCCCATGGCCGACAAAGTTATTGAGATTGGCCTTGCGCCAGTGGAAGAGTATTACGGTTCGGAAGTTACGCTTCATTACCCGGGCCTGTACGCAGGCGCAACAGATCTTATATGCAGTCACAATGGCATGGAAACTGTTGTCGACTTCAAACAAAGTAACCGTCCGAAGAGGGAAGAATGGATTGAAGATTATTTCATGCAAATTTCAGCATACGCCATGGCCCACGACTATGTCTATGGTAGCAAAATCAAGCAAGGAGTTATCATGGTATGCACGCCTGACTTATATTACCAAGAGTTTAAGGTTGAAGGACTGCAACTAAGGAAATGGAAACATAAGTTTTTAAAAAGATTAGACATGTACAATGAGCTAATGCACGATGAGAAAGAAAAAACCAAACCAATGAAAGCAGAGGATTTTACAAAATGAATGACAAGTTATTTAGAACGCTTTTAAAAAGATATGATGCAGTAATTGAAGACGCATTATTTAAGATTGATATAATCAACGAGCAGTTACTGGTGATACCAGAGCACACCGACATAACCGGAGAAATTGACAAGCTCTTACAGATTATTGCTGAAGCTGAAGATAAGTTGTCCGTATTGCGGCTACATTATGGCAAAAAAGAGGCAAATAAAACTGTTTTATAGGTGTCGAACAGGTGTCGAACAGGTGTCGACAAGTGTCGAAAGTGTCGACAATTTGGCCCTTGTTTAGAATAATTCTAAGTTTTCTGTGTCAAAAGTGTACAAATATTACCTTAAATGTCGACACCTTCGATACCTCCGCGACCCCTCTTCGACACCACAAGTGTCGACACTATTATTCAATGGTACCAACTGTTATAGGTCATTTTCACCTACCTTCGACACCTTTTTTGTTTTTTTTAAAAAAAGCGCAGCATAAGAAAAAATTTGTCTTATAGTGTAGAAGGTATAAAAAGGATGTATGAAAATTAGAAAGAAGACAAAACATTTTAGAAAAAAAGATAAACCATTACCTGTAGAGACTCATGACTTGCCTAACAATGTTAGGATTGGTTACAAGGATGTTAAAATTAGATACGTTAGACCTAATTATAAAAAATGGGAATTGACTGATTGTTTTGGTGAGTATGATTACAGACAAAACGTTATACAAGTACAACATGATTTATGTGGTCAGGAAATGGCTAACACAATCTTTCATGAGATAATGCACGCGGCGGTACAAGTGGCCGGACTTAATCAAGAAAAACAAGCGTTAGAAAAACCAGAGCATGAGGAGTCTGTTGTTAATCAACTAACTAACGTGATGATGGGTGTATTTAGAGATAATCCGTGGATGATAGATATGCTTAAAACTCAATTAGAAGATTCTGAAGATGCAGATTGATCTTCTATAACATCTTGTGATTCACCTTCAACAACATCATCAGTTAAAAGGCTTGCGTAGTCTTCTTGTATTTGTGCCATTTTCATTATTAGTTGGTCTTCTGTTAGGTCTTCTAGTTTCCCATGTTTTATTATTTTTCTGTCTATGTATAGTCCTCCTGCCTTGCCTCGATTTGTTTCAGCGTTTACAGCTGCGGAGAAAGAATTCTTTTTCAAAGCCAGTTCTTTAATACGGGCTAGCTCTACTATGTGACTGTTAAATGTTACACCATATTTCAACATTTTTTCTTGTTCTAATTCGTCTTTGTATTTTACTACGAGTGGTGAAAGTCTTGGGTTGGTAAGCTCAGAGCCTTCTACAGTGCATCTAGTTTCTTTGTAGCCTGCCATCTTGGCTGCTTCTGTTTTGTTGACTGGACCTTCTGGTCCACCAAATACTAAAAACTGTGCAAATCGTTTTTGCATTTCTGTTAATCTTTTTGGAACTCCCATGTTGACAATTTAAGGTAACTGTCCTATATTGTCAAGCTATGAAAGATGAAAATAAAACAGTAGAAGACAGAGGTTCTAACGATCTTGAACTTATTATAGAAACCTACAGAGAAGACTTAAAACGATATCAAGACAAAGAGTCTTTGTATATTAGAACTGAAAATCAATTACAAGGCACTAAAAGAATTGTAATAGAAATGTCTGGTACGATCAGAGAATTAAAAAACCAGAATGATAATTTGCAGGCAGAAATAGCTAGACTTAATGAAGATATTCAACTATTAGAAATGCAGATAAAAAAACAATGAGAGTTCAAGACTTACAGGAATTTTTATCTAAATTCACAGAAGCTAAAAATGACGGTAGCAAACAAGGCAATGCCATATCAAATGCTATCATCATGGTAGAAGTAAACGGTTATTTAGAAAAGATTACAAAGATGGAAGTACACGAAAACAACACACCGATAGTAGGTCAAACTGGTCATAGTGCACATCGTCTTGTATTAAAAACAACTAAAAAACAGAGTCTTATTATACCACCAAAACTACAATATTAAGTGTAGTGGTTACCTTAAAAAACCTATGGGTCCAGAGTCTAAATTATACCAAAATGTTAAGAAACATTTTAAGCAATTTTCCCTTATTAGACTTGAGAATCTTAGCTTACTTGGGACTCCTGATCTATTGGTCAGTAATAATTCTGGGCACTTTTTCACTATAGAATTAAAAGTAACAAAAGGTAACATGCTCCGCTTCTCAGCACACCAAATCGGCTTCCATTTGAAGCATCCGCACAATACTTTTATACTAGCCCAGGCCCTTGGTCCTAGGGCAACTAAAACTTCTTCAATATCAATGTACCGTGGTTCAAGGATCTCGGAGCTTGTAGCTTCGGGCTTGAAGCTTGAAGCTTGTTACTCGGGTTGGGATGCTTGCCGCTTGGCGCTTGAAAAGCTTGGCGCTTGATCCCTGCAGCTTGCAGCTTACGAAAGATAGGAGCTTGCGGCCTGCGGGTTATGGTTTCTTTTTTCTTTGGATCTTTATGTCGTACACACCAGCCAACGCCGTTCTTAAAAAAATCCATGCTAGTGTTTACCATAACTAATGTTTGGAATCTCTTTATTCCAGCAAGCGCGGCAATCAAGACATTTTCCGCCCTGGCTGCCTGATGGGCAGGTCTCGGATCCATCGGTTACGACTGTTGAAGTATGGGCCCACGCCTTAGGCGCTGCGCCGTCAACCTT